GGGGGAGGAGGAGGCGGGGGAGGAGGAGGCGGGGGAGGAGGCGTGGATGGCGTGGGTGCTGGGGCAGGGGAGGGTCCAGTGTATGGTGTAGGTCCTGGTGGCGGAGGAGGCCCTGGCGGGGGAGGCGGCGTCGTCCCTGGAGCCTGAGGAGAAGAGGGGGCCGGTGAAGGAGAGCCGCTTATGTTTATGATACCTGTAGCTATCAGGATTCCTACTATAATAGAGACACACCCACAGAGAACCAATATAATTATGATTGGCTTCATTCTACTATGCGTCTATATTTTTCAACAGGCACGCGCATCCCTTCCTCGCATTAGCCTCTAGCAGGTTTGCATATTTTTGAAGCGTGACTACAGTAAGCTCCCGAAGAAACGTGGCCCTTGCATTCTACATCAGCGTAACATCTTCCTCCAAACTCAACGGATTCGTTTGGTAGATGCTGTACAGTTCCCGTTGCAGGACCCGGAGACGGAGCAGGTGTATCGGCGTACGATTTCATTGGAATGACAAACTTGAAAAAGATCAATATCACTAGTACGACAACAAGTACCGCGATAATGTCCATATAATAAACTAAAATATTTTAATAGTGATGATGTCTTTCTTAGGGTCGGGACATCACAGTAACGTGTACTCACTTGCAAAAGACTACTACGTCAAAGTAGCTTTTGCAGATGATGCGAATTTAGAAGAAGAAGTCCAGGTTCTGAAAGCTTTTGCAAACACGTCCTGTGTAAATCTTCCACGTGTTATTTTTAGTTCTTTGCCAAAATTTTTCATCGGTCTCCCGTGTGCCGTTCCTTTATATCAAGTACTTGTCAATGCATCTTCCGAAGAAAGGAACACAAGGGCAGACATAGTCAATGAAGATCTTCATAAGGCTCTTTCTGTTGCCCATTCTGTAAACGTTGCACACTTGAACATAAAACCAGATAATGTGGTGATAAACAGTGAAGGACGTGCGGTCCTGATTGATTGGGCCGAAAGCTCGCCGCTTTTCACTCTTCAAAAGAAAAGAGCCCAAAACGGGTGGAGATCTTCTAAGATTGAAGAACCGGGTGATACATGGTACATATTTCCAGAGTATGATATAGAATGTATTCATTATACAGTTGCAGCTATTCGCCACGGATCTGTAACTGGACCAAATCCTAGACCCCCGTGGTTAGGTATAAACTTCATAGAGCCTGTTGAATGCCCCATAGCTCGAGGTCGAGAAATATGGCTTGCATGTTATCAGTACCCTCCGGTCGGTGGTGGCGCACAAGCTGCTGCGCTGCATGTATAGGTCAAAAGTTGGGCGGTGAAGTTTCCATTTGATCCAGTTATAGAAGATCCGGAGTAGCCTTGGTACGTAACACTCGTAGGTAAAGATCCTGTATACGTTCCGTAAGCTACATAATGTCCAGACTGACCACAGTTGGTTGTGCTACACTGTGTGCTCGTGACTCTATATGTTGAAGCTGGCGGAGGCGTTCCGGGTGGAGGGGGCGTGGTGGGCCCTGGTGTGGAAGGCCCTGGCGTGGTGGGACCCGGAGTGGTGGGACCCGGTGTGGAAGGCCCTGGCGTGGTGGGACCCGGAGTGGTGGGACCCGGAGTGGTGGGACCCGGTGTGGAAGGCCCTGGTGCCGCTGAACAGTCCGCCCCAAAAGACGGACACGTCACGTTCCCATAATACAGACCCGCGGTTATACCTCCTCCGACTAACAGACAGAAACAAAATATGACTAGAATTATGACACCAGTGTTCGAACCGCCTTTGCCGGCCATTGTTTCCTATGACGTGTAGATATTTTATAATAAAGACTCTTGGGCCTTAGTAAGGAATGGCAACAATAGTCGCTCCTCCGAAAAGGCCCGCGGGTCGCACCTTCCAAACCCGTCGAGGAGGGAAGTTTCGCTGGACGATCCATACACACCCAAACAACGCCTTTACCGTAAAAATGACTGATGAAGCGACAACGGCTATTGTAGGATTTAGGAATGTTGAGCACGCACTTATAGTTGGTAAGATGATTGAATCACATTACATCAAGCAAAAGGAGTGGCCTGACACGACAGGCCGACTCATTTTACCAGCACCCCATGACGGAGACCTTGATTTTCTATTTTTACGTAAATGGGACTTTGCCGATCTTCAGGTGGCCTGTACGAAGAACTTTTTGAACCTCGTATCGATAGATGATCTCGAATCTACAAGGACGGGTTTCAATTTTGATGGAAAATTACTGTCTTTTGAGGCTCCCGTAGAAGTTTACATTGAGAGTCTTACTGAGATGTTTGAGCGGCCGGGACCCAGCCCCGACCTTTGAGAACAGCCTTGGCGTACACGGCGAAAAGACAAAAATGAATGTGTGGCCAATCCAAGGCATCCTTAGCTTCTAGTTTGATTTTCATAGGATTCTTATTCGTCTCGGCAATGATATCACCGGGCCTTTCCGCGCTCATCGACTCGGCAAAGTCAACCATTTTTGATAGCCACTTGACGTGCTCTTCCGAATCTGGGTTGAACTCTTTGATGAATCTCGAAGTGATGGACATTTTAAAGTACCATATCTATTCTTTTTAAGCTGCAAGCGCGCCCATAGCACACGGGCCGCAGAACCCGTCCGTCCGACGCACAAACATGAGCCACAGAGCCAAGAGGATCAGGACGAGCAAAATCAGGTTCTGAGATTTCATTTATTATTCGTCAATATCTTCTTCTGACTCCTCGTCTTCCTCACCCTGAAACTCCTCCTCGTCTTCCTCGTCTTCTTCCTCTGAACTGAAAAGGTCGGACTCTTCCTCGTCTTCATCTTCGTCCTCCTCGTCAGAAGGCACATAGTCATCGTCAGACTCCACCTTGACAAAGCCATCCTCGAGCGGGGAGAAACCTATGTCACACTCGTCACTCGTTTTCAGGTACTCGGCTATAGATTCGTCATCAACTTCATACGTATCCTCCTCATAGCGCCAAATTTTATCATCAGATTCGGACAAGTATCTGATGGTGAAAATGACTCCATTCTCCTCAACAATCTTGGCGAGGAGAGGAACTGGCTTACGGGACCCAACGTCTGTCCAAACACGGACGAGACTCCCAGGGAACGCGAGTGAAGATTCCATCTTCACGCTCTGTTGTTGTCTACCCTAAATGTTTTTATCTGAGTTTTACGCACTTTAGAGCTTGGCAATCGTGCTCGCCAGAAGCTTGAGGCCACGGGGACCGCGCTTCTTGCCCCTGTTCTTGCGCTCACGGCGCAGACCCTCGCCCAGAGGGTTGGGCAGGTTCCAGTTGAGGACCTTGCGTGGGCGGCCACGGCCACGCTTGGGCTTATAGCCCTCGAACATCTCCAGAGCGTATGGTGCACGCTTCACGGGGAGGACACGCACGCCACCTGCACGAGGGGCGTACTTTCCACGAGCCTTGCCCGAGTTCTCACGCTCCTTGCGGTTGAACTTGGGGCGGATTGGGCTGGGGACCTTATTCTTCACGTACTTGGTGGAAACGGTCGACCCGGCCGGGTTCTTGTAGAACTTGGCCTTTGGCTTGTATGCCACACCCTTCTCCGTCTTGACGACGTACTTGCCCTGAGTAGTCCGGTAAATGACCCGGCGCTTAAAGTTTAGGAAATTCGTGGCTTCCATTTTTTTGTACTATTTCACAACAAAAATTTACTTGGGGGTCATGGACCGGAGCATGGCGTCGATGCGCGCACCGGCACCGGCGGGCATCTTGGCGTGGCGGCCGCGCTTGTGCATGATCTTCATGCCGGCCAGGCCCATCACGCTTCCGGGGGTCACGATGTAGCGGCGAGCCTTCATTGGGCGACCACGGCGCATCATGATCTTCATGCCGGCCAGGCCCATGGGGCTCGTGCTCGCCTTGGGGCTGGCGTACAGACGCGCCAGGTTGCCGGCGTGCACGCCCGCACGGACGCCACGCTTCTTGTGCTTGTCCTTGCGAACCTTGCGGGTCGCCTTGGGGCGGATGGCAGTGGGCACGCGAGCACCGGAGTTGGTCAGGGTGCGCACGGTGCCGCCTGGGCTCTTGACGTAGGCAGCCTTGGGGTTGTAGGCCATGCCCTTGTCCGTCTTGACGACGTACTTGCCGTCAGCCGTCATCATGATGACGCGGTGCTTCTTGTTCATAAACTTGGTGGGAGCCTTGGGAACGGCGGGACGACCACGTGGAGCCATAGCAGTTGGTACTATTACACGAGAAAAAAGTCGGGCGGGAAGACTAAAGTCTTCCCTAACACTTCCACTTGGAACCGCAGCTCATGCAGGTGACGTAAGTTGTCATAGGCTCATCAGCGCTCCGGGTCTGCAACTGGTAGTAGGTCGTCTTGACCGACTTGCATTTGCCGCACTTGAACTGACCCACATAATCGGCGTCCATTTGCGCCTTGGCCTGTTCCCTCATGTTGTCCCTCTCCTTGATCTTGAAGGCAGCCTTGGCGGTGGGGCCATCAGGCCAGAGAACCTCGGCGGGGTACTTGGCCAAGTTCTTGACATCAAGCTCCTTAGTTTTGAGCCTGTATGCCAACTGATTCACGAGATTGAGCTTGACGCGAACCTGGTCACCCTCCACCTCCGTGGCCAAGGAGATGGCGTGGTTCGGTCGGCGAAGCTCCATCATCAACCAGTGAACCTTGTTTTTGTAAATCTTGCGAAACCTCGGGTTTTCCCAAGACGCATCTTGGTTGATTTGGCGAGCTGATTGAACCGCCCAGTTGAGCGTGCTGATTTCCGCGTTTCTCGAAATCGCACCTGGAGCGATGAGGTTTGCAAACACCTGGCGCGTGTACTCGCGCAGAGGGTGATTCATTCGGGCAGAGTACGTAGTACTCTAGACTCGCGTGTTGTGTTTAACTTCCCCAAGTTCCCTGACCCCCTCCCCGGGACAGGACACGTTTTTACAGGTCTTTACATAAAAAAGAGACTCGTGTTTCTTGCATGTATCCAAAGGTTGCGTGTACAGCGCACCGCAGAGACTTTACGTTCAACACGTGTCAGAGATGTGCTGAACGCAATTTAATTCGTGAATTAATGCTTGAGGCGGGACGTCAGGGGGTTCACTCCTGGTGTCTTGCCCGGTGGATTCACAGAAAGTACGGAGATCTTATAGTTTTACGCCAACTTGATAACGGGGCGTTGGGCACGTCACTTCCGTGTGTCGTGTGTCGCAAAGTCCTAGACCGAATGTCCATCCAGTGGAGGGCTCATATAGGACCAAGGTGGGTCCGAAGTACAGACCCAGACGTTCCTCCGTCTCGTCCGACGCATAGACAGAGTCAATCGTGGAAAAATTCTTAGTAACATGTAAATGGAGTCCATCTTTAGCGCACTCCTTGGCGTCCTAATTGCTTGGACCATTCTCATGTACTTTCCAGTACGACGGGCCAAGGTTTCGTATTATACACTGAATCCCTGGCCTCTTGAACTGGATAATTCGAACTTGGCTCTTGTAGGCGTAGGTCTCGCATCACCCAACCCCAAGACGAGCGTCATGGATACCTCTCCAGCTTCGTCTGCTCAACCAGTGATGATGAGCCCAACACCAATGCCCGTGGTTTTTGGTCCCGTGTCCACGAGCCCATCACCAATGCCCGTGAGCTCAACACCAATGCCCATGAGCCCAGCACCAATGCCCATGAGCTCTGGACCCGTGTCCATGAGCCCATCACCAATACCCGTGATTTCTGGACCCGTGTCCATGAGCCCAGGGCCCGTCACACAGGGCCCGGTTCCTTCCGCTTGAGCCCGAGCGCGTTTTCGAGTTTGGAAGTTGCGCGACTCAATGGCTTTGTACGTTTCAAACGAAGCGTATCAGTTTCTGTTGAGGAATTCTCAATCGCCCTGAGCTTTCCTGAATTTTGAACCTGTTTTGATGAGCTTCCAATTTTTATAGTTTGAGGGCTGACGTTATCCACCCCTGCAAAGCACAGTTTTTCAAATGGATAATGAATTCGTGGAGGTTCCACAAGACCTCCGTACCCTCGAAACTCCTCGATGGTCATGGACCCGCCGAAACACTTGAGTGCTTGGCGCTTCGGGGCTGGCCACAGGGATTCGTAACGGCCTATCGAGCGTCGACGCATCATGGCCAAGAAAGACTGGATCTCACCGGACCGTGAAGTTCCCATATCTATGGCGTACGCCTTGGCGCATTGCCACGAGCAAAAGTTGCCTATACTTGAGAACCTGTCTAATTTTGAATCATATTTGACTGGAAGGTGAATAGGAGGGTCTATGGGTAAGGCGTGGACGCACCACCAGCAAATAAGGAAAGGGTCTTCAGACCCTTTTTGCCCTGCGGGAGCCACAAAGTCCTTCGGACTTTGGTTCATAGACTTAAAAAACTAAAAATCTTTAATAATAGATGCTTTTGTCAATTGATTGTGGTATCAAAAACCTCGCAATGTGTCTAATTGATCCTTTGACGAAAAAGATTCATCACTGGGACGTCTCGGGTGTTCCCCCGAAGCACGCGGACGGGATATTCCCGTGTATGGTCCGACACTTGAACGGGAAGCCCTGGGTCCTTGAAGCCAAGACGGTTCTGATCGAGAAACAGCCCGATAGGAACCGTGGTATGAAAGGTATCGAGAACCTATTGCACACGTACTTTTTGGTCAAGGAAAAGGACGTGGTTATATGGGACGCACGTCACAAGATTCCGGACCATGCGGGGGCGGGAAAAGCCATGTACGCAAAGCGCAAGAAGGCTTCTATTGAGCGTGCCCATACATTCATAGCAGGCGCTGGCCCCAACGAAAACTGGGTCAAGTTTTTCGACGACCACAAAAAGAAGGATGATTTGGCCGATACGGTTATGCAAGCCCTTTCGTTTATCGACAAGCGACCCTCTGATGACGCCCCCAAGAAAGCAAAGAAAGCAGCGCCCCGTAAACCCACTGAAAATCAGACTCGTACAAAGTACTCAAAGGCGAATCTTGCTTGGCTGGTCAAGACCAATGCCAAACAGGATGCGCGGTTCAAAAAGGACCTTGCGCGGTACTATTCTTCAATTGATGAACTTATTTCTGAGTTTTCACTCAAGACTTTTAAATCGCCATGAGCTTCTGATGACCCACGCGAATCTTGGTATCCACGTGGATGGTGTGACCGGCGGCCTGGAGCGCGCGGCAAAAGGCCACGTCCTCGCTATTCATATCAACGAGCCCCCCAACGTTCTGGAGGTCGCTCCAGAACCACGGGTACTTGATGGACTCGACAACACCCTTACGAATCATCATCCAGCCCATTCCGGTATATGATACCTCCAGATACTGGGCGGTTCCGATAATGTCCTCGGGACGCATAAACTTGAACGTCCCCGTCTTCAGAAAGAAGTCCTCGTTCCACTCCTTGACGGTTGCAAAGTGCTGGAGATCCTCCATCATGTACATTCCGGCCGTCACGTCGTGAGGGCTCTCCAGCAAAGCGAAAAAGTCATCGGGCTTGAACACGATATCCGAGTCGATCCACATCATCACGTCATAATCCACACCTCCCTGGAACGGCTTCTGGTCCGGGCCCTTGAGCACGTCACCGCCCAGACACTTGGCCCGAGCGAAATGGACCACGGACGAATACTGCTGAGAAATCATAACCTGGTGACCCCGGCTCGTGGCTTGCATCAGAAGATCTGACCAGGCGAGCAGAAACTCGCGCGAGTACTGGCGACCGGGCATACAGAAGACAACCTTGACCATTTTTGTACTAAAATTAAGAGTCTGCTCTTAAAGTAAAAAACTCTTGGGTTCTAGTAATGAAGTTTGAAGCCAAGTACTTTATAATTACCGTGCTCGTAATTTTCATCTTGTTTCTTCTTTTTCGCAGAATGCCAAGTACAGCAGATCCTGTATCGCCCAAGTGTAGCCCAGAGATGATCCCCGTATCGCAAAGGTGTCCAGCAGGGTTCCCAAAGACAGGTGCTCTTGACGGAAACGGAAACAAGCAGTGTTGTGCTATATAAAAATATTTACATATAAAAATGGGTGGAAATTCGTCAAAGACTGCCGCTAAGCAGACTCAGGAATTTTTCAATCAGACGACGAATTCGTTTATGGACAGTCACAACCAGACTGTGAATGCTTCGGCATTCGGTGTGAACACCATCAACCTCCAAGGTGCCGACTTGTCTGGGTGCCGCACGTATCTCAGTCAAAATATAGACACTTCTGTATCGGCAACAGGTGAGTTGCGTGCTGAAAGTATAGGAGCTCTGACATCAACACTTCAGAATGCAGCGTCCCAGAAAATCGATCAGTTGGCTCAGCAAAAGAATGGGTTCTTGGCAACGGGCGTTGCAAACAGCACAACGGCGACGAGTGATCTGAAGACCACGGTAACGAATATTATCAACAATACTATGCAGTCATCAACTGTTCAGAATATAATTTCCACTGCGAACAACCTGAACGTTGCAAATAACCAGGGTCTCAAGGCGTCATGCGACCCAGCATACAAGACTTCAGGTCCTTGCGGGCCTTCTGGTCAGGACGGGTGCGACTTTGTGATCGATCAGAAGCTCAAGCAGACCGTGGTCGCCAAGGGGATTTCCGACTCCATCACAAAGGCTCTTTTCGCCAATTCAGTCGTGAATTCAGCTGTTCAGGCAGGTAGCCAGAAGGCTGATCAAACGAGTGGAGGAATTGCCGAGGCAATTTCAGCGTGGTTCCAGGGAATATCTGGTATTTTTGGTATCATAGCCTGCATAGTCATATGTGTTTGTTTAGCAATTTTAGCATTTGCACTGAGTCCCGCGGGTCAAAAAGCGACAACGAATGCATCAGGTGCTGGTGCTGCGTATGCTGCTAAGCATTAGAATTTCCGTCACCGCCACTCAACAGCAAAATTAAAATGCAGCAGCAACACAGAATAAACGCAACTATACCCCCAACTCCTTCATACTGTTTTGTACGTGTGTTCAAAACGTTTGCAATAGTTGGATTTGTTATGAAAAGTGTAGAACCGTCCTTTCCCGTTGTGACGGGCGTCTGAGGTGCAGGTGGAGTTCCAGGCGGGGGTGGAGAACCCGGTGGTGGCGCGGGGCCCGGGGAAGGAGGGGTTCCCGGGGAAGGAGGGGTTCCCGGTGGAGGAGGTGGAGCCGTCGAAATGTGCAAAGTGTTTTTACACTCGGTTGTTAAATTCGCACCGGATAAGTTTGCACCATCAAAGCTCTGAATACAGGCCTGAATCGCAGGACAAGTTTGCTGAGGAGATCGAGCAACGGGCATGAGTTCCGTTCCACTACTGAGCGCGTTTGTAATACAATCTGAAGATGCACAAAACTTATCCGCGGATATGGCGGCCGCATAGCTTGGTAAACCTCCAAAATCTTGTTTCAATTGATAACATCCGGGAAGATTTTGTTTCGAAGAGTCTGAAATACATTGTGAACCATATGCTGTAACGTTATAGCACCCACACGTGGGATCGGTACTGTTTGCATTACAGTACGTTCGGACCATACCTTCAGCCTGCGTCTGTTCGGCCGGGAGACCCGTTTTCATAACGTTATTGACCGTTTGTAAGCAGCTCGGATTCGACGGCCAATTGGAAATTCCATTACATAATTGCAACTTGGCGCTGTTGTATGATGCGCTTGAACAATTGTTTGGGTTAGTACTACAGCTCGCTCCACCAAAAGTATCTAACCAATTTTGACAGGCAGGGCTATCTACGTTCGCCAACTGTAAACAGTAATCATCCTTTGCTTGGGCCCATGAAGCGTCCGTCAACAATTGTTTTCCTATAGTATTGTTAAACACTTGTCCATTGATAAGACTTGGCCAGTTTAGTCCACTGTATTTGCACTGAGCGTATACACCGTCACCTCGTCCTCCTTGAGGTGTAGGAACGTATAACCCGTCCGTTGGAGTGCCCAGGTTTATAGGGCACATACTCAAATCAAAAGATTCCGGACACCCGTTACAGCATGTATACGAGCCATTGAACCCGTTTTGCCAGCCGCTCCAGCCACCGAATCCGTTAAAGCCTCCGCACGAGCCACGCCCGTTTGTGTTTGGAGTCTTGGGTTGGCGCGCCCCGTTATTGTTCGCAAATGTATTTGGGTCTTGACTCCCACCGCCACAACACCCGCCCACCTGTAAGGGATTTCCCTGATACGTGCCGTTTCCCAAGGGTTGCTGTCGCGTCTTGCGATAAAGTTGACCGTCAGAAACCCAACCATGTACGGAACTGAAATTTGTGCCTGCGTATGTTTCACAGCGAGACTGACTCGTTGAGAAAACGAAACCGTCACAATTTGCATCCGAATCACACACTGCAAAACATTTCTTCACATCTGTAATTCCCTCCATGCTATTTTTTAGGCTTGTCCGCCTGTCTGGCCATACACCCGTCTGTACGAGTTGATAATTTTGTGATGGGTTATAAGCCATTCCTACTATTTCTCTGATAAAAATATTCGTGCCTGAGAGAAATATGAAAGCAACCGTGGTGACTCCGTACTATGATTGGGACGGGCGGAAGTACATGGAACTGAGCCTCGAGAACCAAGGTTCTCTCGTCCGTGTCAAAGTCCCCTGGAGGTACGGTCGAGTCATGTGTCGCGTGGAGGGCCTGAAGACTATCCAGGAACTTCAAAAGGGTGACGAGGTCGAAGTCACTTTGGAGAGAAAGACTTGGGACGGCTTAGAACATTGGATCTTGTCTAGTATCAAGACGGATGTTGTGTCGTAACGGCTACACAATTTCACTTGAAAATTCGACAGAGATAAAAAAGGAACTCACGGTAAGACCATTAACGAATGAGTCTGTGGGGATTCCCGCCCCGTCCTTCAAAGTCTTTCGGGTGGCCCCAAAGCCTTCGGCTTTGCTCGTTCCCCGCTACTACGGCCTCACCAAGTTCGGTTCCCCCGCAAAAGACGTACGCACTAATCACGTTCGGGCTCCTGACCTTGCTTTCGTGGGACGCTTACGAGACGCGACGAGACAGCCAGAGGCTTTTGCAGCTGGATGCAAAGCCTTTGAAGAGCGTGGAGGTGGGGTCCTCTCGCTTCCTTGCGGCTACGGAAAGACGACCGTCGCCCTGGCTCTTTCGGCACACCTAAAAGCCCGAACCATGATTGTAGTCCACAAGGAGTTCCTGGCGAACCAGTGGGTCGAGAAAATCAAAGAGTTTTGTCCGGGTGCAACTATCGGCAGAGTTCAGGGAGACCTATTTGATATCGAAAAGGACTATGTGATTGCTATGATCCAAACCATGTGTATGCGTGAGTTCCCCCTGAAGGCGTTTGACTCTATAGGTCTCTTGATTGTGGATGAGGCCCATCATATAGGTGCTCCGGCTTTCTCCCAATTTATGTTCAAAATATGTCCCAAGTACACTCTGGGGCTAACAGCAACACCCGAGCGGAAGGACGGTCTGACGCGTATCCTGTACTGGTTTCTGGGCCCCGAGTTTTTCAGAATAGAAAGGACTGATCAGAAAACCACACGCGTCGTTGCTTTGCATTACACAGACCCGGGAGGCGTCTATCAGACGCCTCCCCCCGTAACGCGGTTTGGGAAGTTGAACATGGCGGGTATGGTCAATATTGTCACTGAACTCGAGCGTCGGAACGCTCTCATCGTCAGTACAGTCGAAAAGGCCCTTGACGCCAATCGGCGTGTACTTGTATTGAGTGATCGTCGCGAACATTGCTTTTTACTACAAAATATGATAGGCGCCAAGGCAAAGTTGTATATAGGAGGTATGAAGGAAGAGGAATTGGCCGAGTCAGCCAAGTCCCCCGTCGTCGTTGCGACCTTTCAGTTGGCTCATGAGGGTCTTGATATTCCGGTCCTTGACACGGTGATTCTCACCACACCCAAGTCGGACATCAAGCAGAGTATCGGCCGCATCATGCGGGAGACGGCCGGTAAGCTGAACGATCCTTTGATTTACGATATCGTTGACCATTGGTCTGTGTTCTTTTCTATGTACAGGAAGCGATGCGCCGTGTATAGGGAAGGGGGCTTCGAGACCAGTTCCGAAGGAACTGAGATCCCAGAAACTCCCAAAACCGAAGTCTTTGGGAAAGGGAAGTGTTTGTTTAACGCATGAGTGAGCCAAAGATATCACCCAAAATAAAGCCCGTTGCAGCGCCACTACTCGCCCCTCCAGATCCCATGGATATAATGCCAATTATCGCGAGTATACAGCATATGATCGAACATATACAGCATAGCCAACCCAGAACCGAACCTGAGGACGGTGGCGGGCAAGCGCCGGACGCACATGCGATCATCGTCGGTGGACACCCTGGGTCCACCTGTTTAGGAACTGTAACCCCATTCACACAAGAGTCGCAGTAATTGCACGTGAGGGTTTTAGGGGCAGGACCTTGGGCTGGAGGGGTCGTCGTGATGGGTACACCACTCATTAATTTCTTGCAATAAATTAAATGATCCTCGCTCCAGGAGCCATCACCATTCAAGCGCTTGATAAGCAAATCAAAATCAATAATGCCATTGAGAAGGACATTATTGATGTTGCGAATGCCAAGCCGTGCCCATGCCTGGGTACCCAGGAGTACGCACCCGTGTACAAGTCGTCTGTTAATAAGTAAAGAGACCGAGTCGGGCGCATCGCGCCCGGGTCGTGATCCCCGCGACAGCGGGAGTCCTCTTCAGGGACGGCACTAACGTGTCGTCCCCCTCAAAGAGTCCATAATCCCCATGACAATAATACCAGCTACGAAAAACATAACTACATAATTGCACTCTGTGTTATCCGAAGACACGGTCCCACTTTTTGGAAGCTGAAGCGGTACATACGCTTTTGGCCTGGGTGACCATGTATCTTCGAATGGCGCATATGATATTGCCATCTACCTAATTTAATTTAAGAAAAAAACTTTACAAACTCACTTCCTTTTTACCCTTCCCCTTGGGTCCACGCTTCTTCGGGCCTCCAACCTGAACCTCACGGGTATCGGGATCACCCTCATCGATGCTCACAATGTCAGACACGGAATCCGTCTCTTGAGCCCGTGGTGGACGCGTCATCATGGCTGGAGGAGGGCCCATCATATTCATCAGGGATCCAAAGTCCATCCCGGGTCCACGCATCTCACGGGGACCGGACGGGGGGCTGGGGAAGGCAGTCATCGGAGATGGCTGCCCCGGGCCCTGGCCCTGCTGCGTCCTCTGCACAGCATCCATCATGTTCTGCATGAGCCCTGGGTTCTGCTTCATCACCTGTGTGACGTTCGGCACAGCCGCCTTGAACATGCTATTCGTCAAGTGGAACATCATCGCGGACCCACCGACCATCATAATCAGCTTCACCTCAGGAGCCACTTGGACCTTGGTCTTGTACTTGTTATACAGCTCCTCGAAGACGCCATCGTAATCTTCGACATTCTCCATCATGTTCTGGGACCAACCGTTCAGCTCCAGGTCAAAGGGGTCGAACTTGTCGTTCAGGAACTCGAGGCCAGTCACACAGGCAATGAGCATACGGCGCTGGAACTTGATGGACCGATCCACCTCGATACCGTACATCATACGCTTGTACTCCGTGCGAATCTCCTCAACATCGCTGTAAATTGTCAAACGAGCACTGGTCGCAATACCCTTCTTCGACAACCGGCTAATCTTGTTCAGTAGATCGGCCTTCTCGTCCTCGATCGTCTTGTACCCCTCAGACGGCACCTGAGCTCCGCCTCCAGGCTGAAACTCACCACCCTCTTCCTGACCCTCATACTCGTCACCCTCCTCACCCCCATCAAACTCCTCTGGAGGTGGGACTGGTGGAGCAGTACGCTTGCCAGGGTTCATGAACATGTCCAGACCCTCATCGGGTGAGGGAGTTGGTGCCGTTGGTCCAGGCGTACGCTTTGCAAACGGGCTCGGCCGAGCCGGCTTGGGCCTTATAGCAACCTTCTTCTCAGGAGGAACAATTGAAATTTCGTCCAACATCCTCGCCTCATCGTCATTCATACTCATCGTTTGCCCAGCACCTGTATCAAAAGAAAACTCCATATCTAGGACTTTTAAAGAAAAGTGATTGTTAGCTTTAACGCGGATCGGACGAGTTGACCGCAGGTCAACTCGGACTCTTGGAGCCGTCTTGGACTCTTTTCTTTTTCAAAATTGAAAAGGGTCCAAGACCAGGCGAACCTCCGGTCCGCCCTACTTGAAAAAAATATAGACTATTCGTAAATGGCGTTCAAGTTTGGAAAGATGGTGGTCCATGCAGTGATCATCGGTCTGCTTCTGGCAATCCTAGTCATCCTCGTCAAGGAGCGAGGCGCCGCCTACAGCTCGGCTTACGAGCCGTACCCCCTGACCACGACCGCCGGCCCCAACGCCAGTGCGGATCCCAAGAGCATCTTCGACCTCAAGGTTGGCCTGGACTGTGTGGCCGGCCCGTCTGAGAAGGCTGCATACTACTCTCAGGGCCTGACCCCAGGTGGCCTGTGCAACTCGGGTGAGTATGTCCGGGATCAGCAGCGCGACTATTCCATCGCGGATGGCATCGGCGGCTCCCTGTTGGAGAAGTAAATGAGTAAAAATCTACATATAAAGTAAATGTGTGACACGGAAGTGTACACGATCCGTGTTGATTCAGTCTATGCCAGTTCAAACTCGAGCTTCATAGGCTACATGAACATTCCTTTGCGAAACGTCATCAAGGCTGAGCTCCTCTCGGCGAGTTTCCACGCCAATGCCAACACCCCCGTGACGTCTTCAGCCTATTATATCAACATTGAAGAGCTCAAATCAAAGTTCAATGACAAGACGAATCTTCAATATGTACTTAATGGCTCCCCGGAAGGCGCCGCACCTTCGACGGCTATTTCGAACGTTGGTCAGCTCGCAAGTTCCATTGTATGCATCCCCCTCGAAGACTCGTCCACAGCCCATAGAACAATCTTCACGACCAGTTCTTATTTCCCAGTTGAAATTCCGTACATTGAACCGATCCGCCAGATTCCTTACTTTACCGTAAACATCTATACAGCGACTGGGACCCAGCCAAACTTTACGCTTGGCCCGACTTATCTGACTCTTCGCATCACATGTTCCAAGCCGAACAGGTGTTTGTACCCTGATCGCCGGGGCGAGCCTTTGCTCTAGGAGCGCCCTTCAGGTGGGGAATAAACTCCTAAGAGAGGGAAAACCACGGGTTTTCCCGCCGGGCTTTTTTCAAAAGCCCTATTAGGAAATGGACTACGTCGTCTATGTAGATTCCAATAACAGGAACCAAACTTTGTATCCAAATTCAAATTCATATACACTGTACCTGTCGACCCCCATCAAGAACATAAATAAGGTGGAGGTTCTTTCGGCCATGTTACCGAACGTGTTCAGTTCGCAGTATATGACTTTGGATATCCAAGAGCTTCGATCGACCCAGACGCTCGTCGCCTCGGCCCTATCGAACACCGTCCCAAATTCAAATGCCTTTTCGGGAGCTTTTGCTTTTGTACCAATCAAGGCTGCCATCGCATTGGCCTCCAATACCCAGACATTCTCAAACACGAGTTTTACGTATAACAACGAATTTTACTCTCAAAATTACAAGATTGCGACCGAGTACCCTTCGCGTATCGATAGTATAGACCGTTTAACTGTTGCGTGGAGGAACGCCGGGAACGGGTCTCTGTTTTATGATTCTGTTCTGAACAGAGATCTCGGTCGTAACATGTTTCTGCTTCGTTTTGAAACTATACCAGTCCCTGAAGAACCAGACAGGCCAGAAAGCCTCCCACCACCCGTTCCATGGGACTCGGGTGAAAAGACCAAAATGTATATCATATTCGCAATTGCAGTCTTTGGCTTACTCCTTGCCATGTTTATGAAAAAATAGTTGAGACTAATAGATATGTGCGATAGCATAACGAATGGAGGACCCATATCCTTCACGTCCACCGGTGGTGGCGGAGGAGGGGGGTCGTGTCCTCCAGCCAACGTCATCATCGCATCAAACGTCCTGAGTACAAACGGGAACGTCATCGCTGGTAATATCATCAGTCAAGACGGAACTTTTTCAGGGAACCTGTATGTCGCTGGACAGATTATCGGGAACGTCTCGTATGCTTCACTGAACATATCTGGAACCATGAACGCATCGACATTTCAAGGGGGGGCATTCCAAGGTGGTTTGTTCTTCGGAAATGGGTCAGGTCTCTCAAACCTGAATGCGTCAAACATAAGTGGGTCGGCAAATCTCACAAACCTGTACGTGTCAAATTCAGTTACGACAACCAACATTTACTTTCAGAATTCAATTTTGAATACAAATTTGCCCATCCTGAACACGGCTCAGGGGACATGGGGTTCGAGCGCCAACGTGTCCCAAGTCACTGTGGATCAGTATGGGAGGGTCTCTGCTGCAGCTAACCTCGCCATCACATCGTCCCAGTGGACAAGTATAAATGCCAATGTGGCCTATGGGAACGGGGTCTCCATAGGAACACTGAGCAACCCACCACCGGGGTCGAACCTCTATGTCCTTGGAACGGCAAATATAGATACCCTGAACGTCACGACCTTTTTTGCAAACTCGGCCACCGTGTTTGGACCAGCAACACTCAACGTCTTGGGAACGTCTAATCTCAATATAGTAACTGCCGGTGCGTACTATGGGAACGGGGCTGGCCTATCGAATCTGAACGCCTCGAACCTGGCTTTTGGGGTCGTGAACAGTGCTTTGATTTACGGGAACACGCTCTCAAATATCCAGGTGTCTAACATTTCAGGGTTTGTTTCGGCGAACGTGCTCAGTAACCTGAACGCTTCAAACCTGGCTTTTGGCGTCATGAATAGCGCGCTCATTTACGGGAACACTCTGAGT